GTTCATTTCGTATTGATTCAGTTGAAAGCGTAGAGTATGTCTAATGAGTTTAAGCGTTATTGATGATTCCGAAACTGTAGCACTTGGTCCATCCGCAGACGGCACCTACAACGGTGCAATGGGCGGAACCGAGTTGATGAACAAAGCACTGTATGAGCGAGTTGACAATGACTTGCTTGATCAGTTCTACATCATTAAGTCACGAGTGCGTTGGACTGATAAGAACCGTCCAAACATTCTCTGGTTGCACGACACATGGGACGATCCCGAGTCTCAGCATCTGAGAGAAGCAGAATCTCGTAATCGTTTCAAGAAGTTGGTGTTCGTATCCAACTATCAGCTGCAAACCTATAACATGGGTCTTGGTGTTCCATATTCAAAGTCAGTTGTACTAAGAAATGCAATTGATCCGATTGAACAGAAAGAGAAGAGCAATGATGTCATTCGTCTGATCTATCATACCACGCCACATCGTGGGTTGAACATCCTCGTTGCTGCGTTCAAGGAACTTACCAAGCACTTTGGCGAGAAGATTCATCTTGATGTATTCTCTTCATTCGAAGCATATGGGTGGAAAGAACGAGATAAGCCATTTGAGCAGTTGTTCCAAGAGATCAAGGATCATCCACAGATGACTTATCATGGTTATCAGCCAAACGATGTTGTTCGTAAGGCACTGCAGGAAGCGCACATCTTTGCGTATCCAAACATTTGGCCAGAAACATCTTGTATCGCAGCCATTGAAGCAATGAGTGCTGGGTGTGAGGTTGTTTGTCCAAACTTTGCAGCACTTCCAGAAACCACAGGCAGTTTTGCTCGGATGTATAACTTCCACGAAGATGTTAATGAACATGCAAACATCTTTGTCAATCAGTTGTATCATTCAATCAATCAGCGCATGTCAGACTATATGATTGCGAAACTTGACTTCCAGAAGAACTGGGTGGACAATTTCTATTCTTGGGATCTGCGTGCAGCAGAGTGGACAGCATTTTTACAGAGTGTCAAATAAATGCAAAAAATTTGTCACCACATTGCAGAGCCTAATTTTCAAAATGGGTGGATTTGGTTATGGTATGACTGTTTTTCTTCTTGGTGCAAACAATTCAAAACATTTGAACACAAACTCTGGGATTTGTCAGACTTAGATGTTTTTGTTCAAAGAACCTATCCAGAATATTATAATGTTTATAAAAATCTTCCACACAACATATCAAAAATAGATGTTGCAAAGATTTTGTTGTTGCACCATTACGGTGGAATATATTGTGATATGGACCTTTTTTGCCACAAAAATTTTGAACATTTGTTGCAACAAAAGTTGTACCTTGTTGAAGAGGCAGATAAAATTTTTGTAGAAAAAAATAACACTTTTCTTAAGTTATCTACAAAGTTCTCCAATTTTCTGATGGTGAGTAGAGAAAAAAATAATCAAATATGGATTACTATTGTTGAAAGTATGTTCCAAAAAATAAAACACCTTCCTTATTACAATTATAATAAAGAGAAATATGTTTTATCAACAACTGGTCCAGTGGCAATTGAAGAAATACTGGTTGAGAAAAATTTGTTAAAAGAATTTGATGTTCTCCCTTGCAGATTGTTTAACAGGGTTGATGGTGATAATGGTGAAGCGATTTCTGATGCATACACCACACATCTTAATATTTCTATGTGGATGAAACCTGAGAAAAAAGATGTTTTCGATAGTGGCGGCGAAGATAAGATTATTGGGGATTATGTATGAAAAAGCGCAAGCGCAAGATGACGGAAGAGCAAAAGCAAGCAGCAGCAGAGCGACTTGCAAAGGCTCGTGCTGCTCGCAATGCAGCGAATCCTCCTGAGTACAAGAACATTCACGCTAATGTGCTCAAAAGAGAGCCAGAGGATCCTCTTTCGCTTCAGAGTGTGCGTGGATGGATCAAGAATACAAAGGAGCGTATTTCTGCCGAACGACAAAATCTCCGCCTTGGAGACAAGTCTGCAACTGCTCGTATTGCCTCACTAGAGGGATATGTGCGCAATCTTCAGGCATATCTGATGCACGGCGACTATATAGATATGTACTGGGGAGAAAATGGAGAATACCGCACCAAGAGTGTTTGTATTGCTCCCTCGTACAAGAAAGGATATGTCCAGCGCACTGTAGGCGTTTGGTATCGTGACATTGGAATGGTTTGGACTGAGGACTTGGATAAGGCAGAAAGGGCACTCCGTGGCTGAAATCTTCGACTTTAATAAAGTCAAACAGCAAAAGCAGGATGAGCAAGACTTCCAGACTATGGAGGATTGTGACGAATTGACGCAAGAAATTGCTGATGAAATGAATGAAGTTCTCGCTGCATATGGATTTGAAGTTCGTGACGAACAATTTGCAATGAACTTCTTTTTGGTCATGGAAGCAGTTCGCTCTCTACTCTACAGTGAAAATGATATTCACCACCCATTCCAGACCATGATCGACAATATGATCGATGTGTCAGTCAATAACGAAACAGATACTTACCATGTCTATTGGAAAGAAAGACCCACTGACGAGGGTTTCATTCAAGGAATAGTTGACATCGGAGAGGAATTCGATTAAAATATAGTTTCAACTATATTGAGATTATACGATGATTATTCTAGACTACAATCAGGTAGCAATTAGCAACCTGATGATGCAACTAACCCATGAGGAATTGAACGAAGATCTTGTTCGACACATGATTCTCAATTCTATTCGCATGTACAAGCAGAAGTTCTCAAAGGATTACGGCGAACTTGTGATTGCATGTGATGACAAGAACTACTGGCGCAAAGACATCTTCCCATACTACAAGGCACACCGCAAAGAAGATCGTGCAGCATCTACGCATGACTGGAACAAGATCTTCGAAGTGCTGAACAAGGTTCGTGACGAACTCAAGCAGTTCTTTCCCTACAAGGTAATCCAAGTCAATCGTGCAGAGGCAGATGACATCATTGGTGTTCTTGTGAGAGAAAAGGGAGTATATCTAAATAATGAAGACACAGAGCGTGTTTTGATTCTGTCTGGCGATAAAGACTTTGGTCAGCTGCAGAAGTATATGAATGTGGATCAATTCAGTCCAGTTCTCAAGAAATGGATTCGTGTTCCAGATCCTCGTCGCTTTCTCCGTGAGCACATCATGAAAGGTGATCGTGGCGATGGTATTCCTAACTTCCTCTCTGCGGACAGCACCATTATCAATAAGCAACGCCAGAAGCCACTTGCTTCCAAGAAACTGGAAGGATGGGTTGATCTAGAGCCACAACACTTCTGTGACGAAGAAATGCTGCGCAATTATAAGCGCAACGAAGCACTCGTTGATTTGGAACAAGTTCCAGATTCTATTGCCGATGAGATCATTGAGCAGTATAATAGATATGAGGTTCCGAAGCGAGGCGGATTGTTGAACTATTTTATCAAGAACAAATTGAAGAATCTAATGGATTCAATTGGGGATTTTTAATGACACCTAAAACATTTGATGAGATCTTTTCTGAAGTCGACAAGGCAACGAAGAAAGCAGACAAGATTGCGATTCTACACAAACACAGCAGCCCAGCAATGAAAGCAATTCTGGGTTACACCTATGATCCTAATGTAAAGTGGCTGCTGCCTGAAGGCATTCCACCATTCAAGATGGCAACTCAGAACATGGACTATGAATCTCGTCTGTCCTCTGAGATCAAGAGATTGTATTTGTTTGTCGATGGACCGACAGACACTCAACGAAATCTTAAGCAAACTCGTCGTGAACAGTTGTTCATTGAGATGCTTGAGAACATTGACCCAAGAGACACCAAAGTTCTGTTGGGCATGAAGGAGCGGAAACTGCCATACAAGGGACTTACTCGTGCTCTTGTTGCTGAGGCATTTCCTAAGTTGGCTGCAAGCTGGTGAAGAGAAGATAGGAGTCTGTTGTGGGTAAAACTACAAAGCGATTCAAAGAGTATTTGGAAGAAAGTGGTGGGATTCGTAAGAAGAGATTGAAGGACGAATCTCGTCATAATTTTAAAGAGCATTTAAAAGATTTGATTGACCACGAAGATTGGGACGAATTGGAAGAAGAAACAATTGAGTATGAACATCAAAAATTTTGAATTAAATGATGAATTGTATAGAGATTTTATACAGGGATGGTATATAGAAGAATCTTTATGTGATGATATTTTCAAATTTCTTAAAGAAAATATTAAAAACAAAGATATTTCTTGGATTGCGATAGAGGAGAGAGGATATTCTGCAATAAATCTAGATAAATTTGAGAAAAATATTCATGATTCATATATAAAACAATTGTTTTTATTCTTTGACCTTTACAAAAAACAATATGGCGATATTGAATATTATAAACCATTGAAAATTACAAACCCAATTCATGTTCAATATTGGGAACCATTTAAATTTTATTCAAAACCACATTTTGAATGTTCCCCTCAAAATTTATATCGTCAAATGGTATTCATCACATATTTAAATGATGTCACTGATGCAGGAGAAACTCATTTTATCCACAATGATATTAAAATAAACCCCAAAAAAGGGCTGACTATTTTTTTTCCTGCAGGATGGACTCATTATCATAAAGGAATACAGACACCACAAGAAAAGGGTATAATAACTGGTTGGGTAGAATTTCTACCATCTTTCAACAGAGAAAGATATTATTACGAAGAAGATTATGTAGAAGAGAGTATCAGTGCATCATATGAATAAAATAGGAATTATCATCGGTAATGGTAAATCAAGAGAAGAAATCAATCTTGACTCACTGGTGGGTCAAGGCACTATTTTTGGGTGTAATGCTCTCTATCGGGATTTCGATGGATATGATTACCTGGTTGCGATAGATCAGCGGATGATCGACGAGATCAAAGTGACTGAGAAGCGCATCACAGGACAAACAATCTTTCCACCCGAGCAAGAACGATACGAAGAGACCACTGGTCGGCGCAACAACGCAGGCATGGTTGCTATGCGTGAGGCAATCAAACAAGGGCA